GATAACAACAGATTCAGTTCTGGTTCTTGGTGTGAGTCGGAAGTTGAAGTTAAATGTTCTTAATGTAGGACCATTGAACAGGAGTTCAAGGTTTGGATTCAAGACAGTTCCAGTCGCTCTGGTAAAGACGCTGGCACCAACTGCCTGACCAGCAAAGTAAGCAGAGATTGCCCTTTTTAGATTTGGATCCGCCATCATTCTTTGTGCTTCATCGCGAGCGCCACTCGCAAGTTCACTAATAAGTTTTCCAAGATCACCATCACCTATATTTTCAATTGCTGTTATGGCAAGTTGTCCTGCTGCCAATTGGAAAGCATTAATTTTATCACCACCCCATTCAACTGAGTTGGACTCACTTATGTTGGGCAGCATAGGCAACATGATCTCTGTGATCTTATCTGTAAAGATCCTCTCAGCAGCATCTCCAGATCGACTTAAACCTGCTGGTACATATTTGTAGGAAGTAAATTTAATAAAATCATACCCAAGGTCGGGCATTGTTTCTGGATAAATGAATGTCTTTCCTTTAGAGAATTCAATTGCTCTACTTTTAAATAAATTAGAGTTATCTCCTACTAATGTTTTAACATCAAGGTCATTAAAAAGATCTAGATCATTATCTTTTGACAAAAGATTTGGATCAAGGACATTAGTCCAATTTTCTGGTGCGGTTGAGAAAGTATAATCAAAACTGTCTGGTGTTATTCCAAATCCAAAGTTTGCTGTATTTTGAAAACCAAGATAACCATCTTGGTTTAACATGTCATCAAAAAGTTTAGAGAGACTATTATACTGAGTGAGAGATCTATCAGGTATATCATTCTTTGCTGCGTCTACGGTTGCTGCTTTTACTTGTGTGTCTAATCTTATCTTCTGTTGGTTTCCTTCTGGACCCGCAAAGAAACTATCATAGAGATCTTGATTTTGTATTAAAAATTTATTTGACGGAGCATCATAGGAATAGATATCAGTCAATCCCGCATCTGTCTTTTGCCTTACTGTATAATCGCCTGTATTTTTATCTGACTTAACCTGTACGTTTCCATTAGACTTCCTTCCATCACTTTCCCTTGTGGGTAGATTAGGGAAGTCAGTTTCTAGATATCGGTTTGCGATGGAACGTGCCATGAAAACTTTTACTTTTATTTATTAGGTATAATCGAATTGTTGATATGGAATTGATCTCATATCTTCTAATTCATTTGGGTAGACAAGATGTAAATCATTATTGCCAACTTCATCCCAAGTGTAATTTCTATAATCTCCCCAGTGGTAATTGATACCCCTAAATCCCCATTCAAACACACCAATGCAGGCGATCAATGGAAATTGATCATATCTTATTCCAGGCGTCTTTGGTCTATAAATGAAGGTATAATATCGTCCAACCTGTGGTAAAAGTTCTGTTGTTTCTAAAATATTCATCAACATGAGAAACATATCATCAGGTTGATTTTGTGCTATAATATCATCTACGATGTTTTCTATTCGATTTGTGTCGCTTACTAGATAGTCCTCTTGTTCCATAAGGTTTGATACCCAGTTCGTCCTCAGTAATGATCTTAAACTCTACACCATTATCAAGAGCAAACTCTCTAGCAGCAGCCCACTTTGCTTGGTTAACAGCATAAGTGACAGACTCATACACATATGACTTAGTAACACGTTCACCTTTTTTTGGTGGTTGTGTTTGCTTTTTTGGTTTCACTTCTACTATGTATTTCTTAATCCCACCACCAGTCTCTTTCACTTCAATCAGATAGTCTGGATAGTAACGATGAACCCTATTATCTTTGGGTGAAACATACGGTATGCTAAACTCCTCACTTGCCCATCTTAATATGTTGGGATTATTATCACACCAGGCACAGAAACGACGTTCCCAAGAACTTCTACAAATGATATTGTTGGGATTACCTTGATACTTTTCTGGGTTGGACGGTTTGTAAATAGACTTTATACTTTCGCCCATAAATAATATAACTAATCACGCCTATTTATAGATGGCTGGGACAAAACCCAATGTCCAGAAGACTTCTAATCTTATAAACAAGATAGGTCATCTGGCAAGGACGAATGTATATCAAGTAAAGGTTCAGGCACCTAGTTCTGTCTTGGGTTTTATTACCGAGCAAACCGGCATCAAATATAATAGGAGAATTGAGTTGCTGTGTAGTGGCGCTACTTTACCCGGCAGTGCCATGGCAACCCATGAAAACGTACAAGACTTTTATGGCGTTAGAACAAGGTATGCTTATTCAAGACAGCATGACGAAAGTATAGCACTTGAATTTTATGTCGATAAAAAGTATGATATTATTTCATACTTTGATGAGTGGCATAATTATATTGTAGGACAAGGTTCGATATACAATAAAAATTCTTTCTATAAGTCCAATCAAGTCCATAGGGTAAACTATCCTAAGGGCGAGACAGGATACATGTCTCCGATGTATATTACAAAGTTTGAGAAAGATCTCCAAGATCGAGCAGTAGAATACTGTTTTATTGATGCTTTTCCTCAAAGTATCAACTCTTCTCCCATCACTTATGGTTCTGCTGATATACTCAAAGTAACTATCAATTTTATCTATTCAAGATATGTAAAACGCAATCTGGTCAGACAAAAAAGTCAGTCTAGAACTAATAGATATAATGCTAATACTATATCAACTAACCCTGCTGATTATTTGAAAGAAGATAACAGTAGAATTGCTGCCCAATTAGAGCAAGAAGTTAATAGTAATCCATTTGCAAGAGATACATCAGATCGTTTTGGTGATATCTTTATCAATAGAAATCTAAATCTTGGGATCGGCGCAAATGATGGATTCTCATTCCAATTTACTTGATAAATATAGTGACTGAAGTTTTTATAGGTTGTTATGCCTTTACCAAAGATTACTACACCAACATATGAGTTGGAACTGCCTTCAACTAAACAGAAAATTAAGTTTAGACCTTTCCTCGTAAAGGAAGAAAAATTACTTGTTCTTGCTCTTGAAACAGAGGACTCAACACAAATTACAACAGCAATTACTGAAGTAATCAGAGGGTGTATTCTTACAAAGAATGTAAAAGTAGAAGAACTTCCTACCTTTGATATTGAATTCTTGTTTCTCAACATTCGTGGCAAATCTGTTGGCGAAGAGGTTGAAGTAAATATTATTTGTCCCGATGATGGCGAAACTGAGGTTCCTGTCAAAATTTCTCTTGATGAGATTGAAGTTCAGTTTAGTGATGAACACTCAACCATGATTAAAATTGATGATAACTTAATGATGGAAATGAAATATCCATCTCTTGATCAGTTCGTTAAAAATAATTTTGATTTCAATTCCGACAGCACAATGGATCAATCTTTTGATATCATTGGAAACTGCATTGATAAAATTTACAATGAAGAAGAAGTTTGGGCAGTAGAAGATTTTAGTAAGGAAGAAGTTGTGGAGTTTCTAGAACAGATGAATTCATCACAGTTCAAAGAAATTGAAAAATTCTTCAACACAATGCCAAAACTTTCACACCAAGTCAAAATTAAAAACCCTAAGACCAAGAAAACAAGCACTGTCGTGTTGGAGGGCTTGTCCAGTTTTTTCGCATAGGGATGATACATATGGATCTGGAGGGATACTTTAAGTTAAATTTCTCCCTGATGCAGTATCATAAATATTCATTAACTGAGATTGAGAACATGATGCCTTGGGAAAGAGACATTTACGTTCAATTGCTTAAAAATCATCTAGACGAGGAACAAGAAAAAGCAAAGGCAAGAGCGAATGGATGAAATCCCAGAGGGTTTAGAAGATCTACTTAATAGTATCAGGGGCGAAGGAAAACCCCAACAATCCTCTGCGCTTGCTGTTATCCCTAAGGATGCAAGGCAAGAAACAGACTTAGTTAATGATGAGATTGATGAAAGAATCCTTGCTCTGCTTGGTCTTGAAAATGTAACTGACATTGATTACGCCACCTACAAGACTCTTCTCGGAGAGAAGATGATGGAAGGCAGAATGGTTAACAATACAATGTCAACTGAAGAAGTTGAACTTCTGACAAATGAATTCAAAAGAGTTAAGTCAGCAACAGGTAGATTTAATATAAAGAGAAAGAAAATAAATGTAGGATCATTCTTTGAAACTGCCCAAGAGAAAGCAAAAACCACAACTGTGGAAGTAGAACCGGTTGGTGCGCTTGTTAGAGATCCTATGAGAGATCTTCAAGGTCCTGAAATAGTTGAAGACCTGGAAAAACAACAAGAGGAAGATGATAAGTCAGATCAGTTTATCAGGAATGTTATTGCTCCAAGTCTGAATAAGATTGAGGACAATCTTCAAAAAATATTAGAGACTGTCACCAAACAGTTTAAATTTAATAAAAAACAGAGTGAGAAAGCAGAAGATGCTGCTCAGAATGTAAGGAAGAAGGAAAGGGAAGAGAAGAGAGAGGCAAAGACAAAGAGTGGTATAAAAGATGTTGCCAGTAATGTAGTCAAACCTGTCAAGGGTTTATTTGATATGATCATTGACTTCTTCAAGAACATTCTTCTTGGTGGAGCATTGTTGCGGTTGGTTAAGTTCTTACAGAATCCTGCCAAAGCAATTCAACCAATCATTGATGTCCTTGATAATATCATCAAGTTTGTTAATAGTGTAATCAAAACAGTTTTTGATTTTGTATTCGCTCCTATTAACGCTGCGATCAGTGCTATATGGGATGGACTAGGTGCTCTTGAAGATACTTTGAATAATCTGTTGTCAATGATTCCTAGGTTCTTTGGTCAAGAACCTTTTGAACCGATTGATAATATCAACGAAGAAAACAAACCAAAGTTTGAAGCTCCGCAGTTTAGAACTGATGCAGAAGGAAATTACATTCCACTTCCAAATCCATTTGGAGATACAGAAGCGGAAGCAATTCAAACACAAACACCTGCTTCCCAACAATCTGCTTCTCCAGAGACACAAATACCTGCTCCACAACAACCTGCTTCCTCAGAAACACAATCACCTGCTCCACAGCAATCTTCTTCCGAGACACAAACACCTGTACAGGGTCAAGCAGAGGGTGGTGTAGTTCTCAATGTAGGAAACGTTTCATACCCTGCGAACCAACTAACAACACAGCAGATGACAGAGGGTGGTCAAGTTACCAACTTGAATGTGAGGAAAGTAGGAGGATTTAAAAGTGGTGGTAAGGTTAAACCAACTCATCAATTCTTATCACCCATCGTCAATCTTGGTTATTCTGGCGGTGGTTCTGTAACTAATAACACAAATGTCACTAATACCAAGAACCTTCAACAGGGCGGTGGTGTTCAGCAACCCCAGCGTCAGAAGAAAGACCAAGGTATGTTCGGTCCTGCTATTATGCCCTGGAACTGGGGCAAGCTTGTAGACCAGCACCGAAACGCCAAACCAGAAGATTACAAGATGCAGCAGGGCAATCCACTTCGTGGGTTTGCGGCTCGTCGCCAACAGATGGAGGCAATCAGAGGCAAATCTCAGGGTCTCCAACAGGGTGGCACTGTAATTAATAATTCATCTAATTTGTTAGGTGGCGGTTCTGTAACTAGCAACACATCAACTTCATCGAAAAATATATCAACTCATAATGCGGAAAACATTTCATACGCTGAAGGTGGTCCAATTAAACCTAACTCAGGTGTAAATATAACTGGAATGGGAAGAGACACTCAATTGATTGCTGCCGAACCAGGTGAAATTATGATGAGTAGACGT